TTAGGTAATGGCGTCCCATATGCTTTCAATTTTGCAGCACGTGGTCAAACTATATTCGTTGCATTGACAGGAACTATAAACGACGCATGCAATGTTTGGGTAACTGGATCGACTACAGAAGCTGATTATATAGTGTAGGAGTTTACATGTTAAATACCGCCAAAAAGATCGGCGCAAAAGCTATCGACACGGCGGAACGTAGCGAGTTAATTGATCTATACGACCATTATGTGAATATGGGCGATGAATGGGTTCGTAGACAAATCATTCATAATAATCGTATTGATATTCTCGCTGAATACGTTTTAGGCTACACAATCAAACCTTTCCATCTTGCAATGTTGAGATGGCAATTTTTACATCGCGAAAGTATGCAGCTAGTATTTCGTGGCGCTGGTAAATCTACGATGTGTACGGTTACTAAAGCCATTCATTTATTGTTGAAAAACCCAAATCTTAGAATATTGATAGCGTCTAAAACTTCTACAAACGCAGAAGTTTTTCTAAGAGAAATAAAAGCTCACTTTGAAGAAAACGACAAATTAACAAAAATTTTTGGACCTTATTACGATCCACGTAAAGTAACGAAATGGGATTCGAGAGAAATAGAAGTTCTTCCTCGTACGTTGAGAGCGAAAGAATCATCAATTTCAACTATTGGAGTTGAAGGGATGGCAGTAGGAAGGCACTACGATACGATTATTAGCGATGATTTAGTCGATGAAGATAATTCACGTATTGAAACGCAGCGTGAAAAAATCAAAACTTGGAATTATAAAGTTTTAGACCCGACGCTTGAACCACCAGACGATGAAGTTCCTCATAGAGGTGAACATCATAGACTTGGAACTCGTTATCATTTTGATGATTTATGGGGACATTTTTTAGCAAACGAGCTTAAAGACTCAACACAAATCATTCCATGTCTTGATTTAGAAGGCAGAAGTCCATGGCCAGAAAAATTTCCTCCAGAATGGTTTGAAGATAAACGTAAAAAATCTGGTCTTATTATTTTCAATTCTCAATACAAATGCGATACAGAAGCTATGAAAGGTGAAATTTTTCAATATGACGATTGCAAGATCATCCCTGATTCTAAAGTGCCAGAAGATTTACGGATTTTTATGGGTGTTGACCTTGCTATATCTGAAAAAACGCAAGCAGATAAATTTGCAATCGTTGTTGTTGGACGAGATTCATCAAAAAATTATTACGCTTTAGATCATTATGAGAATAATATTAGATTTGTAGAACAAACTAACAAAATTCTCGAATATTATATCAAATGGAAACCAATACGTTGTGGGATTGAAGTCAATGCTTATCAAGATGCACAATATCAAAATTTACGAGACACAATTACAGAAGAAAAACATGGTATAGCGGGAAAAGATTTAAGAATAGTAAGAGTCAATACTGATAAAGATAAAATCACACGAGCATGGAAATTGTCTTCATTGTTTGATGATGGTAGAATGTTTTTTAAAGGTGATCAATATTTGCTTATAGAACATCTAGTGTTATTTCCAAGTTATAAATTCAAGGATTTATTCGATGCCTTGGATTTAGCGATAAGAGTCAGTAGACTTGGACGACGCAGAGCGAAACGCAGAGAACCAGGGATCATTTAAGGAGAATATTTATGACGAACACTATAAATACTACAACAGAACTTGGAAATAAAACAAACAAACAAGCTCTTCGCAAAATAAGAACGAAAATAATTGGAGCTGAAAACGTAAAAAAAAGAATAGAATCTGGCAAAACTCAAACACAACACGAAGATCCATTTCAATCTTTAGCTGCTATAGAAGATATTATAGAACCACCATTTGATATGTTAGCTTTGACAATGCTTCCGGAACAATCAAGTGAACTTTATCAATGTATAGAAGCAATGAAGATCAATATCGAAGGATTTGGTCATCGTCAAAAATCAAGGTTCAGAGCTGATGATCCAAAAGTTAAAGACGCAGAACCTGTCCCGGAACCTTTACGTTTAGAATCGGAAAAAGAACGAGTTTATCTTCTTAATTTTTTTGAATATGCAACAGAAGAATCTTTTATAGAATTTCGTAAAAGACTTAGGCAAGATTTAGAAACGACCGGGAATGCTTATTTTGAAGTGATAAGAAATGTAAAAAATGAAATCCAATCATTCAAACATGTTCCGTCACACCAAATGCGTCTTAGTCGTCAAGAAGACAATTTAACGGAATATGATCGTCCGATTTTAGAATTGCAAATCGATGGTTCAATTAAAATAAAAAAAGTAAAACAATGGAAAAGGTTTAGAAGATTTGTTCAATGTACTCAATTTTACCAAACGACTACTGTTACAACCACTTTTCAAAAAAGATGGTTCAAAGAATTTGGTGATCCTAGAGTTTTACATTATGAAACTGGCGAATATCTTGGTTCAGAAGAAGGACCAACATTTATAAAACAAGAACATAGAGCTAACGAAATCATTCATCTTAAGCTTTATAGTTCACGTTCTCCATATGGATTGCCTAGAACTATAGGAAATCTTTTATCTATTTTTGGAGATAGAGCGTCAGAAGAAATTAATTATACAACTTTTAGGAACAATAATATTCCTTCGATGTTAATAATGTGCTCAGGAGGACAAATAACAGAAGGAACGGTTGACAGGCTTGAATCATTTGTTGAATCTACGATCCAAGGGTCTGACAATTACAGTAAATTTTTAATTATAGAAGGTGAACCAGATAAAGAATTTGGAGATGAAGCAGGGCAACTTAGATTAACTGCTCAACCATTGACAAAAGAACAACATAACGATGCATTGTTTCAAAAATATTCAGAAAATAATCAAGATAAAATAAGAAGAGTTTTCAGATTGCCACCTATTTTTGTTGGACGATCTGATGATTATACTAGAGCAACAGCTGAAGCTAGTCGTCGTCTTGCAGATGAACAAGTGTTTGCGCCAGAAAGAGACGAATTCGACAAATTAGTGAATAGAATGATATATCCGGAAATGGGCATCAAATATTTTCGTTTTAAAACATATAGTCCAAACACAACTGATAGTGAACAATTAGTCAAGATTCTAGCTGGCGCTGAAAAAACTGGTGGAATGACTCCACGCATAGCTCGTATGGTTTTGACAGATATTTTAAACCAAGACATCCAAGATGATTTTCAAGATGATTTTCCAATGGATGTTCCATTTAGTTTGACAATGGCAGAAGCAGTAAAAAACAAAGCAGATCCTTCTGAACCTGGACAACAAGTAACGGCATTGAAAGCGATACAAGAACGTCCGCTTATAGATCAGTTATTAGAAGTAAGAAAGGCTTTAGAAGATGAATGGTTGGAAGAATAATCTTTTAGAAAAGATGGATTTGCAAATAAAAAACGAAAAAATTTTTCGTTCTGATTCTGTATACAAAGATATGATATTTTTAGATAAAATCGTTGCTAAAACATTAAAATTGTCAGAATTAGCACAGATGTCTCGAATAGAATTTCTTTTACCAGAATATCTTGATTTACATTGGAAAAATAGGAGGAATCAAGCGTCAGAAAGAGCACGTATAATGGTCTTATCTGATAGCGAACCAGGAAAAATAACAGAAACTATTAGAAGAATTATGTTGAAATGGTCAAACGACACAGAAAAACATTTCAGCGAAAAGATTGTAGAAATATATAAATTAGCTCGTATGGTAGGAGTAAAAAAAGCACTTGGAGAGATTAACGAATCATTAGCGTTCAATAATCCAAATAAAAAAGAAACCTCTATAACGAAAACAAAACAAAAAATTTCAATCAATTTTGATTCTTTTGATAAAGAAATAATTTCTGTAATTAAAAAACAAAGTTCTTCTTTGATAAAAAACTTTTACGATTCTATTATGACAAAAACAAAAAAAATTATTAGAATTGTAAAAGAAATATTGATGAACCCTAAAGAAACAAAAAAAAATACAGCTGATTTTTTAAAACAAAAAATAGAAAATGAGCTTAGTTCTGTTTCTTTTCCAAATTTTGAAGGTTTGACTTCTAACATCATGACTACTGTTAGGGCATATGGTCAATTGAAATCATTCAAGGATGAAAACATAGTTGAATATGAAATATCTAATCCAATGGACAGCAAAACATGTAAAGTTTGTAGTCACATGAGCGGAAAAGTTTTTACAGTGCAAACAGGTATAGAACAGTTGAACGCAGAATTGAATGCAAAAAATGATGAAGATATAAAACGCATTCATCCTTGGCTTACAATTTCTAACTTACAAACTATTTCTTCAACGTCTGGATATGTAAAAGGAGCCAAAGGCATTGTCGATTCAATCGTTTTAGCTACCGCTGGTCTTTCATTACCTACGTATCATGATAAATGTAGATGCACTGTAGATATACATGTTTGAAATTTTAGTTTGTTTTTATAACTTGGAAAGTCTTTACGAAGAAAATAAATGATACTAGACTTATAATTGTTGTGGAAAAAATGCATACAACTAAACAAATTATCGACAACGAACACGACAAGCCTGTCGCTATTGATGCAAATAAGCAATATTATATACCTATTTGTAAATCAAACGAAGAAGAGCAGACTATCACAAGCGTTGTTTTACAACCGGAAGTAGTAGATGCCCAAGGAGACATTGTTAGTCAAAAAGTAATAGCTAAAGCTGCTCATAATTTTTTAGCTGATTATAACGCTAGAACTACATTAGCTTTGATGCATAAAGATTTTAGTCCTCAATTTGAATTATACGAATCATCTATAATGTTAGATGACACAGTGATAGGAGAAAAAACTGTAAAAAAAGGTTCATGGCTCATGGTAGTTCACGTTTTAGACGATGAAGTTTGGAAACAGGTAAAAACAAAGAAATTTACCGGTCTTTCTATTAAAGGAAAAGCAAGAGTTGTTAGAAGACGGGAGTAAGAACTTGTACAATGAAGAAAAACAACGTTTTCTTGATCTTGACGTTGTCGAAGTATCGTTGGTTGACGAACCAGCAAACGAAATGGAAATTTTAGTCATGAAAAGACGAACTGAAATTGATAAACAAGAGGGAAATATTATGGACACAGAAACAACAACGGAAATCGAAATTCAAAAAAATGATGAAGTTGCTGAAACAGTTTCTACAGACCAAGAAACTGTTACAAAAGCATTGAACAATGTAGCTTCCATTGTAGAGAATGTAACTAAGGCTGCATACAATAGTTCAAATAACGTAACACCTGTCCCGGAAGTTATTGAACAACAATCTGAAGAAACGACTGCAATTACAACTGAAAAAAGTTATGTTGAATTAAACAAAACACTTGAACCTTTAATCAGTAAGATTGACGAAGTTTCAAAATCTATTGAAATTGTACACACTATTCTCGCTGAAAATCAAAAAAATGTTGAAACTCAAAAATCAGTAACAATTGATGAATTGAAAAAATCTTTTGAAACGTTTGCGGCTGTAATTCAAAAATCTGTAGACAATCAAAATGAACTTTCAGAACGAATTAAAGTTATTGAAGACTCAAGAACGCCACCACAAGCTATTGATAGTGACACAGCCGTAATTAAGAGCGCAGAAAACATTTGGGAAGGAATTTTTTAGGTTATTCTATCAATTTGATTTAATCTAAATTTAACAGGAGATAAAGAATGTCTATACACAATGAAGAATTAGTTCAAAAAGCTGTTGTCACAACTGACAGGTTGGCTTCTAGCGGTAAATTAAATACAAAGCAAAGTAACAAGTTCATCGATTTAGTTGTAGATGAAACAATTTTAAAAGATAATGCTCGAGTTATTCGTTTTCGTAATGAGCAGTTAGATATCGATAAGATTGGAATTGGTACACGTGCAGCAGTTCCGAAAGAAGAAGCAATCGATCCTGGAGTAAGACGCACTGTTACGACCTCGCAAGTAACGTTAGTTCCGAAGACTATCATGGTTCCATTTGAAATTTCAGATGAATTCAAAGAGATCAACATCGAAGGAGATAGCGTCGAAGACCATATCATCAATATGTTTGCTAAAAAAATGGGAAATGATATGGAACTACAATACATTTCCGGAGACACTAATGGACCAGCGATTATCGAAAATGATTATATTCCCGGCGGTTCAGAAACGCAACATGTTAAAGATGGTTTTTTGGCGATGGGCGACGGTTGGCAAAAGTTCGCTAATGGCGGAAACATTGTAGACGCAGCAGGTCAAAATATTGGTCTAGGCGTTTTCAACGCTGCTGTCAGAGCTATGCCTACAAAGTTCAGAGGCAAGTTATCGAACCTACGCTGGTTTATGTCTCCTGATCTATGGCAGATTTACATCGAAAAACTGTCGACACGTGCAGGAACGTTGGGCGATGCTGCCGCTGGTGGTGTTGGACATAATCCTCTTGGTATTCCGGCTGTAAGAGTTCCTATTTGGCCTTTCCAACCAAGAACAGTTGAACATCTGCAAATGGCTACTGGAGCTGCTGTATCTCTCTTAAGTACAAACGTTTCAAATGTCGTAGTTCATCCTTCAGATTTGGGAAGCGTTGCTACAACTCCTTATATCGAAGACACAGATTATACTTTGGACGCAGCTGCAGGTACAATCGCCGATCTGTCTGGTGCTATTGGTAATACTGATATAGTTAAAGTTACTTACGATTCTGCACCACAACTTATTCTAACCAATTGGAATAACTTTATCGTTGGTATCGGTAGAGATATTAGAATTGAAAAAGATCGCTCAATTTTCAAAAGCG